AAGGAGACATTATGTCTGCAAATTTATCAAGTGTAGCTGTTGAACAGTTTGACAGCGAAGTGAAACACGCATATCAAGGGATGAAAACTCTTAGAGATTGTGTAAAAGTTAGAAATAACGTGACTGGTGGAAAATATGATTTCCGTCTAATGGGAAAAGGTGCTGCTACAGCAAGAACTGGTTCATCGGCTGACGTTGTTCCAATGGGTGTTGCTCATAGTGTTAAAGTTGCAACTCTTTTAGATTACGAAGCTCCAGAATATACAGATGTATTCGATGCTGCTGAAGTAAACTTTGATGAGATTGTAGAACTTGCTACTACTATTGCTGGTGCAATGGGTAGAAGAGATGATCAAGCAATTATTGATGCGCTAGACACAACTACAACTACTGCTGTTGGTGATGGTACTGCTGCTTTAGATTTGGCTGCTATTACTGCTGCTGCTCAAGCTCTTAACTCTGTTGAAGCTCCATCAGAAGACAGATACTTTGTAATTGATGAGAAAGGTCTTAACGATCTTCTTAATGATTCAACTATCACTTCTGCTGACTACAACACTGTAAGACTTTTACAAGCTGGTGAAATTGATTCTTTCATGGGATTCAAATTTAAACTAATTGGTTCTGCTAGAGCTGAAGGTGGACTTCCACTTGCTTCTACAGTAAGAACAGGTTTTGCATTCCACAAGTCTGCAATCGGTCATGCTGTTGGTATTGACATGAAAACTCGTGTTGACTATGTAGCACACAAGGCTTCTTACCTTTCAATGGGTATGTGGAAAGCTGGTTCTGTTGCGATCGATGTTCAAGGTATCGTTCCAGTAGAATATTTAGCGTAAGCTTCTCAAGCTCCCTTCGGGGAGTTTACATAAGTTTATAAAGGACTACTATGACTGCAACAGATATAAAAATAGCATCAAACGCATTGCTTCTCTTAGGACACGAGCCAATATCTTCGTTTGAAGAGCCAACTGCTGGTGCGCAAGTTGCATCAAACTTATATGAATCAACCTACGATAGTATGCTTACTACATACAGATGGAGATTTGCAGCCAAGAAAGCACAAGCCGCTAGACTTGCAGACACTCCATTAAACGAGTATTCATACAAGTATCAAATTCCAACTGACTGTATTTATCTTATTCAGACTTCTACGCATGACTATGAAATATTTGAAGATAAGATATTCTGCAACGATGAAACACTACAGATAGAATATACATACAAAGTAAGTTCAGATAAACTTCCTGCATACTATGTTAAAGCATTAGAGTTTTTTCTTGCTTCACAGTTTGCAATACCAATTACAGGAGACCTAAATAAGGCAGATTTGTTTATGAAAGCATACGCATCACAAGCTAGACTTGCAAGAAACTCTGATGCTACACAGCGACCATCTACTCCAATAGCTTCTTCACCATATACCGATATAAGGGACTAACATGGGAGTTGAATTTCTCAAAGCAAACATGACTGCTGGAGAGCTAGCACCTACGCTACACGCTAGAACGGATATCTCAAAATATGCAAATGGTGTGGCAGAAGCAACCAATATGATTATTTTACCACATGGTGGAATGAGACGTAGACCAGGATTATCTGTTATTGACGACACAAAGTTGTCTGGAGCTACTAGAATGCTTCCGTTCGTATTTAATACAGAACAAGACTATCTGATTGTTTTAGCAGAATATACACTGTATGTATTAAAAGATGGAGTATTGCAGTCTACAGAAACAATACCTTACACAGAGTCTGAACTGTTTGAATTAGAAGCAATACAATCAGCAGATACAATGATATTTGTTCATAAGAGCCACGCACCAAGATACCTACAAAGACAAGGTTCAGATACTAACTGGGCATTCACAACCATATCTTTTGATAATATACCAAGAAAGAATTTTGGTGCTACTGTAATTGAAAAATATGTTAATGCAGGATATGCACAAACTATCAATGTACGCATTGGAGACATTGTATTAAACAGAGATGGAAATGATACAAATGGAATAAATTACACGTATTATACAGCAGAGACTAATCAAGATGCAATAGATTTGTCCATTGAGGATTTTACTAGCACTACAAATTGGACACAAGGTGCGACAATGGAGGCTGCATGGTCATCAAGTAGAGGATATCCACAGACAGCCACATTCTTTGGAAATAGATTATGGATGGCTGGCACACCAGAATTGCCTACTACAATATGGGGTTCTAAGATAAATGGGTTCTTTGATTTTGACTTAGGTGACGGTGAAGCAGATATGGGTATCGAGGATATTCTTGATACAGATCAATACAATGAAATACAAACCATATTTGCAGGGAGAAGCTTGCAGGTATTTACATCTGGTGGTGAATTCTTTAATAAAGCAACAGTTATTACACCGTCTGAATCATCTTGGAGTAGACAAACTGGTTATGGTTCAATCAATATCAAGCCACTTTTAATTGATGGTTCAACCATATTTATTGATTCATCTGGCAGAACAGTCAGACAATTCTTGTATGATTTTAATGAAGACTCAATGGTATCTATTAATGCTTCGCTCTTATCATCTCACCTGATTACTAATGTTGTTGCTATGGATGCTATTAAGGGTACACAATACGATGTTGGTGATTATGTATATGTTATAGACGAAGGTGGCACAGTCGCTGTTCTAAATACTATGAGACGTGAAGAGATTCAAGGTTGGACACATTGGGAAACAGACGGTTTATTTAAGGATGTATGCGTATTGGGTAAAGAGGTTTATTTTTTAGTAGAGAGAAACGGTACAAACTTTATTGAATTATTGACCGAAGAAACATATACAGACCATAACAAAATTATTCTTGGCACAAAGCCAACTGAAACCAATGTAGTCCAATTCTCTGATAATGTTGAATTTAACACAGACAATGTGATCTATACAAACTTTTCTACAGGTACACCTGTTACAAGTATTGACACAGACTACAGTTCTGAATTTCTAAATACTATGTTTAAAGTTATTGCTGATTATTCTGTTATGCCAAGTGCGACTCCAACTGGCACAGCAAACGACAACAGCTTTACTATTACAAGAGATGCATACAGACTAGAAATAGGATTAAACTATACAACAAAAATAGTCACACTTCCAATAGCAACAGAGACACAAAAAGGATCTACGCTACATAGAAGGAAGAGAGTTGTAAAAGTAGACATAAATGTAGTGGATTCTTTAGGCGTATATGCAAGAAACAGATTCACACCCGATAGGTCGTTTACTGTAGTATTGGATACAGCACCTCAACCATATACTGGATTTAAAGAAATGTATCTTTTAGGATATAATAGACTAGCAGAGATAGAGATATCACAAGCAGAGCCATTGCCTTTCTTATTAAGAGCAATAGCATTTGAAGTAGAATACTAGGAGACAAGATGGCAGATTTAACATCACAACAGCTTGGAGCGATTGGAGCTATACAGTCTTTTGGGTCTGCTTATGCTTCTATGGTTTCTGGAGACATAGCAAACATCAATTATGAAATGCAAGCAAGAGCTAAAGAGTTTGAGGCTATGCAAGCTAAATCTCAAGCAGAATATACCAACCTCAAGTTAATGAGAAATTTTAACGAACTGCAAGCTAACAATTTTGCTTTAGCTGTAGCACAAGGCAGAAGCACAACATCAGGAAGTATTGCAAATATGGCTAGAGTAGATCAAGAAAGATTAAATTGGGATATGGATTTTAACAAATTGTCTGGTAAAATTGGAGTAGCAAGTTCTATGGCAGATGTTGCAGGGTATAAGGCAGCAGGAGCATCAGCACAACTAAGTTCACAGATGCAAGGATTTAATACTATTTCAAAAGGTCTTATAGACTATGCAAAGGTTCAGTAATGGAAAGATATAAAGGGTTTCAAACTCAACAAGCGCAAGGGTTTTCAACAGAAGGTGTTAGTGCTGCAACACGTGAGATGGCAAGCGCAACTGCATCACTATCAGACAGACTAGCACAATTCTCGAAAAGTTCATTCGAAATGGCAGGCGAGAGAGCAGTTGCAGAAGCAAAAGATCAGGCTGCAAAAGATGATATGAATGGAGTTGAGTTTCACCAAGAAAGCGTTTATACAGTCTATGGGAAAGCATATAACGACTTCAGAACAGCCAATTACGCAGCTGAAGCAGAGATGGACTTAAACACTAAAGCTCAAGAGTACGCTATGTCTTTCGAGAATGACCCAGAAGGGTTCAGAAAAGCATACGGAGACTATGTATCTACTTTTAGTAAACAAGCACCTACAACTGATTTACAGTCTGTTATAAGCATTACTGGTAGAAAGACTATGAATAACCTGACAGGCAGACTTGCAGTAGCTAGAAATAAAAGAATTAAAGACGAAAGTAGAGAAAGATTTTCAGCCTTTGCAGATATTAAAGCTGCTCAAATGGTCAACGCATTGGCTAGTGGAGACGGAAAGACTTATGACCTAATCAAAGCAGAAACAACTACTTACGCACAGACATTACTACAAGAAGGTGTACTAACTGAAGCAGAAGTATTTAAATACCAAAACGGATTAACTTATGCTGTAACACGTGGTACACTCGAGCAGACTACAAGAGATTTAATAGAGAATGGGAAGATCGACGAAGCCTCAACACAGTATGATAAGTTTACTGATCAAATACCAGAAGGCATGACAATAGATCAACACAGAACTATTACAGGTTCACTAAGAACTATTATTTCTGGTGCGAAAAAAGCCAAGACTGCTTCAGAAAAACTTATTAAAGAGCAAGCCAATGCAGACGTGCAAGCTTCAATAGATGTATTAAACGCAGGGAAGAATCCGACTAATCCATTAGATCCAACTACGCTTATGATGGCATCACCAGCTAAACAAAGAGCCTACACTGTTGCTTCAAATGTAAAGGGAATTTTAGACCAGTATGCAGAATATACATTACAAGAACAAGAAAGCCTTTTAACACAATATTTATCTACAGAAGAAGGTACTAAGATTGATATTGAAGTACAAGAAGGACTCAAAAAAGCTGTTGCAAATAAAAGATCAGCATGGAAAAAAGACCCAGTATCTCAAGGTGCTATTGAAGGATTATACAAGCAGACTGCTTCATTAGATATTACTGAACCTGATAAAATAGCTGGTATCTTAAGACAAAGAAACACAAACTCTAAATTAGTAAGAGAAGAGACTGGCTCATACGACAATATACTATTAACCGAAGTAGAGAGTCAGCAACTATCAGATTTCTTTGATGGTAAAGCAAGAGTGCAAGACAAGTTAGCCATTATAGAAAATATAAACATTCAAGGCGAAGAGATAGCCAATAAAATTTATAGCCAAGTTGGTGGCAAAGATTCTCCGTCTTTAGCATTTGCAGGAAAACTATCACAGATAGGAAACAAAAAGGCTGCTGGACTTGCATTACTTGGAAAAGGTGCAGATGTTGTTCTCCCAGAAGAGTTTAAAAAAGATGTCAGCAATGCAATAGTTGGAATATTTAGTAACGCTACTGCCGATTATTACAATCAAACTTTAGATGGAATTGTTAACTATACTAAAGGATTAGGTCTCACAGGTGGAGATGTTGACAACAATGTTAAAGATTACATAGAAGCCACTATTGGCAAGGTAGAAACCTATAACAGTAAAAAAACACTTATTCCTTTTGGTGTAACTGAAACACAATTTGAGAAATGGTTAGATAATATAAACATACCAGGAGAGCCTGAACTATCAGAAGACCTGCAAGACCTTACTGATTCTATGTTTTCTGGGAATTTGCAACTCCATTACTACGATAACGGGAAATACATTATTTACAGTCCAGACGATGAAGCCTTTATGTCTGACAAAACAGGCAAGCCAATTATTCTTGAATATGGGAAGTTATAATGAATAACGAATTAAATCAAAAGTTTGTATCAACTAAAGATGTTTACAATGAAGATAGAATGGGTGCTACAGAGGCTGGGTACACTAGGGCTAGAATAGATTTAGGTAGTACAGGTTTATTTGCAGACATTGAGCCACAAGCAAGAGAAAATGGTATAAAGTTATTGCCTGATTATGAAGACAACAAAGATGCTTACGATGCCTATACATATGAAGGATGGTACAACAATCGTGACTTATTTGATGCCAAATACACTCAAGCCATAGAAGATAGAATTTATGAACTTGATGCTGATGGGTCTGTAATACCAGGTGAAGGACACTTTTTTGGAGCTGACCTTCTTATAGACAAGACTACATACAAAGGACACCTGCTTGCAAAACGTAATAATTTTGATATTACTCCACACTATCAAGAAATAGTAAAAGGTATTGAAAAAAAACTTGTTGGTGCTGAAAAGAATGCTTTCTTGGAAATAGTTGGTGGAATTGGTGGTGCGATTGCAACTCCAGAACTCGTACAAGAGATAGCCACAAGTCCACAAAAGATTATTGCCACATCTGCTGCTAAAGGATTTGCCAAAGCATTTGGTACAGAGTCAATGGTTGCATTGGGCGCTGAATTAGGACGAGAAGAAAAACGCAGAAGACACGCAAGATTTATGGGTCAAGACAGAAGCCTCACTGACTCGGCAAAAGAACTTGCTATAAACTCTGGCGCAGCAGGACTTTTAAGAGGTACTGGTTCTTATATTTGGGATAAAGTAGCTGTAGCCAAAATACGCAAAACTTTACCAGGTAAGACAGACCAAGAAATATGGGATGCTTATGTTAAAAGAGAAATGACATCATTATATGGAAGCGTTAAGGGACATAAATACGCTACACAAAAAGCAACAGAAGATATTGAGTCTGGTAACCAAGTTGATTTGGGTGATTCACCTGAAGTAGATATCAATACAAGAACAGACCCAAACATTGAGCCAATAAATATGGCTGACGAGATCAAGTCTACTCCAGAATACCAAGCAGACTTTGAAGCAGGAAATAAACTAGAAGCAGATACTGCACGTGAACTTGATGAGGCAACCACGAATGAGCCATTTAATTTTAACGAAATAACTCCAGACGAAGAAGACATTCTCAAACAATATGAAAATGACCCAAGACTTTTAGATGACCCAGAATATCAACAAATCCTAAACGACATAGCAGAGCTTGAAAATCCAACTGCAAAAAGCACAGTAGATGTACCAACTGAACCAGACACCACGACACTAAAAGCCAATGTAGATGAGAACGGTTTGACTACTACAGAAGGATTAGAGCCAAAGACTGATGGCACAGTAGGCGAAATAAATATGCCTAAGAACCCAACGATACAATATGAGGGCGAAAACGGTATAGTAAATATTACAAAAACTGATTTTGGTCAGATTCAAATTGGATTACGAAAAAGAGATGCAGGCAAGGCACTAACAGATAAGCAGAAGAAGCTATTATTAATACATGAAGAATACATAGATGCCAACATAGATGACTTTAAAGATCCATTTAAATCTAAGATGATACAGAAAGAAGATCCTTTTATGGGCATGAGTGATGAAGACATTGCTGAAATCAATAGGATGGCAGAAGAATTAGAATTAGATATGCCATTAGATTCAGAAGGTAATCCAATGTTTGCTAAGTTTGGTGACAACCTTGCAGCAGGTATGGTAGCTGGTGTGGAACAAGACGAAGACGGAAACTGGACATTTGACCCTGCTAAGTTTGTAGCTGGACTAGGTGGATATACAGTTGCAAAACAGGCGCTTAAAACAATGGCTAAGAATCCTAAAGTAAAAGAAGTTGCACTTAATTGGTTAGATGAACTAGAAAAGACTGCTAATGAACAAGCTGGTGGAGGAGTTCCATCTTCCACCACAACAAAAGAGAAACTTTACGCATCACACAGAACAACCATAAACAATCTTGCGTTGATGGCAGATACAGGTGTACTTCCAGCACCTTCTTTTGCTATTGCAAAAAATGCAAAAGTAACAGATAGCTTTGGTGATATAATTATTGTTCCAAAGGAAAAACATATCAACCCATCAAAAGGTGCATATGTTTATGGCGGAGATGCATGGACACCAAGAATTAGGTTTAACCCAAATGAAGAAATGGAAGTTATAGATTTGAAAGCACCAGTATTTGACAGGTTTCCTAAGCTAAAAACTGTTGCAAAAGATGCTTATGATGGCGAAGACTTTAGAAATATTGTATTGAACGATGAAAGAATGATGCAAGGGTTTGAGAGATGGGCTAACAATACAGGCAGAGATGTGTATGACCTTGTAAAGATGGCTACAAAACAAATATTTAAAACAGAATCTCCATCAATAGACAATAAAATTAAGGCTATAAAAAAATTAATCAAAGACAATGGTGGAGACTTGAGAGGTCTTGAAGACGCATTTACTCCAGAATATGTTCACAAATATAAACAGTATTTTAATATGGACGATATTGCAAAGCGTGGTAGTGAATTAAAAACATTTAAAGACAAAGACAAATTTTACACCGAGGCATACAGCGCACTTCAAAAAGGAACTCAACCACCTGCTGATTACATGGAAGCAAAAAGGCTGGACAAAGTAATGATTAAAGACATAAGCAGAATTATTGTACCACATGATCAATATGATGAAGTCGTGAAAATGATGAAGGACAAAGGAATAGATGTTCCAATAGTAAGAGCAAGAAAAAATGAGACTGCAAACAGTTCTATAAGAAGGAGTACCGATAATAAAAGTGAATACATTCATGCCAACCCTAAAGCGACAGTTGCTGCTACTGGATTGGCTGTTGGAGCATCAACTCAAATAGGGACAAAAGAGTCCACAAAGAAAGAGGAGGATACATCTATGGTCAAAGCGAAATCAGGTGACAGTATTTGGAAGATACTAAAAGAGAATGGTATCAAGACAAACACAACGAACATCGAAGCATTTAAGGATGCAAACGGACTCAAGAATAATACGATACAAGCAGGT